GTAAGTCATATAAATACTCTCTCCTTATTTTACAATATATAGGTGGTATGTTAGCATTTAAATAAGACATTACAAGTTAACATTTCCATCTTCTTCTTGCTTGTCTTATTCTAGAATTAGGGTCTTTTGCTGCATTTGGAAACATCTTCATTTGTCCTGCAGATCTTGCACAATATGATTTACGTCTTGCAGCGTTTTTTGGTCCTGGATTATCTTCTGTAACAGCTGTTGATAACTTAGAACCAGGATTCATTCTTCTGTAGGCTTTAACACCAGCTTGTGTCATTCCAGCACCCGCCTCAGTTGAACGATAGTTTTTTTTATTTCTTGGTGGCATTCCACCTTTTTCATAACCAACCATCATTCCAAGATTGGCCATTAATACTTTTGAATTTTTATTTTTATCAGATTCTTCTGCTTCCTCATCAGATAATCTAGCTCTTTGTGATTTGGTTGTTTTAGATTTTATAGAAGATCTATTACTTAATCCATAAAGATCTTGAGCATCATCATAAAATGACGTGCCAGTAAATTGACTCGTCTTATAAATAGGCATTGAAATTATTTATCTATAAATAAAGTAATAGTTAAAGCACTTATATTATTTGTAACACCAATACCATCAATGATGCCTGTGCCATTTCTTCCAGCATATAAAACTCCGTCTTCTGGAAGATTTAATGTTTCTGTTCCACCTGCTGGAACTTGGATTGGAATATAAACTTGTGTGTTAGTTGAACTACTAATAGTTGTAACATTTGCTAAACCATTAATGATTGCAGCACCAGAACTTCCTGTAGATTGGATCATAAATCCTCTTAATCTTGTAGGACCTGCAAATAATATTGCATTACTTGATGAGCTTGCGCATATGACTGGTTTTACATCTGACTTCATATTTTTCTCCTTATAATTTAAGGAGCCCTTACGAGCTCCTTAAAAATTAATTTATTATGCTACTTGTGAATATTCAATTAACCATCTAAACGAACCACGCGCACTTGGTGTAGTTGTGTTAGTGATGTTTAAATATATATCTCTAGCTGCAGAAGCATACAACGGACTTGCCGCTGGTGATGCACTTTGAGCAGTAGTGTTTAACAAAGTAGTATTGTAGAAAGCTCCTGCTGGAACAGATGTTCCTGAAGCAAGAACATCATCAGCATCAGTTGCTACAATTTGAGCTCCTGAAGATGAAGTTCCAACCTCATAACCAATATTTCCTGATGCAACAGTTGCAGTAGTTACACATAATAGTGATATTCTTCTGATAACTGTATTAGCTGGTTGAGCAAATGTAGAAATACTATCTCCAGTAGTTGCGCTTAATGTTCCTGTAACAATACCTTGTAACATAACAGCTGGTGAAGTTACTACTGTACCGGCTTGATTGATTACAAAATTATTTGTGTATTCTCCAGTTGTAGAGTTTTGAGTTGCCCCAATAAATCCACCTAATGATCGGACTGGACCCGAAAAAGTTGTTAGTGCCATAGTTATATTCTCCTAGTTAATCCAATCTAGTCTCTAGGCCGTCGACTATACGCGTCTAGATCAGAAGTTAATATATAGTTATTTAATTATAAAAGAAAAAGGGGCTTGTGTAAACACAAGCCCCTTTTAAAGACTCTTAATTAATATTAAGCAGCTCCTGGTGAACCAAAGATTCCTCTAGCGTCAGAAAAGCCGAAGCTGTATCTTTCTCTAGCTTTAAATCTTACGTTACCAGTGTCAAAATCACCTTCAATCGCTGTTTTAATTGGCGATCTTACAAAGTGTTTTAAACCGTTTGGAGCATCAGTCATTATAAAGAATGCATCTGTGTCAGTTAAAAAGTGATTAACTCTATAACCTTGTGGAATCATTCCCATATTTTTGATTGCATTAATATCGTTGTCAGCTGTAGCGACTCTAAGAGGTGATTTTAAAATTCTCTCAGCAGTAAATTGTAATTCTTTTGGAATAATCAATTTAGTTCCTTGAAGAGCTATTTTTAAACCTCTTTCGTCTACAAAAGCCGCAATATCAATTAATGATTGCTCTAATGAAGTTTCTGACAAATCAGCAGGTGTAGCAAGTTCGTTTGAGAACGTACCACCGTTTGCTAATGGATGTAAAGTTGAACATAATTCAACACCATCACCACCAGTTACACCACTATTAAAAGCATTGTTTAGAACGTCAGCCGCAATCTGTTGTTTAGTTTGCGACATTGATCTAGCTAATGCTCTAGTGTATCTAGCTGCAAGTCTATCGTAAAGGTTATCTTCAATTGCTTCCTCAGTTATCGCAAATGCTAATGCAAATGTTTGGTGAGTATATCTTGAAGTGTACGCTTCTGTAGCATCGTCAAACACTACTGGAGCACCTTCACTTTTAGCTGCTGCTGCTGCAAAACCAGATAACATTACTTCTTCTTCGAAAGCTCGATCAGAAGTTTCTGTTATAAAGATTTCAGCATGCTCATTGTCATATCTATTGTATTCCAGGCCGAATAGTGCATTCAATCCTGGCTCTAGTTCTTTAACTAGCTGCGAACGTGATATAGCCATATTTTATTCTCCTATTATAAGCCTGTTCCGCCTTGACGGAAAAAGTGATTGTTAATTCTAACAAGAACTCCAACATTGGATGATACGTTAACATCACTGTTAAACACATCTTGTGATATATCAATTGCTTGAACCACATATGTTCCTGTTGTACCAGATTGAGACACGTTTAGGGTTACTTTAGATATCCCTGTTTGTGTCGCTCCTGTTACGTTTGTTACGTTATAGTTTTTAAACAAATCCGCAACAACGAAAGTAGCATTAGCTTTTATTTCAAATACTGTATCCGGTCCATCAATAACCATAGCGATAATATCGCTAGCATTGATTGCGCCTGGGTAGTAATTACTAAAAGTTGGCTTCTGAGTTGTTGGATCTGTATAAAAACAACCATTAAAAACACCTACAACCGCATCAGAATCTCCAGCAATAGCTCTTGAAATATTTCCAGAGTCTAGTGGTTTTACTAGGTCTCCTTGAAATATTGCTGTAGAGTTGTTTGCAGCAATTCTGTAACGATTTTGAGCGTTAATAAATGGGCTTCCGTTAAGTTGTCTAGATGGTTTTAAACCATATTGTTCAACTACGTTTGGCATATTTATTTTCTCCTTGTTAAGTTTTTATACAGTGGTCGACTTTTGTCAAAAAATTATGACTTACGTCCACCACCAAAAGTTACGCGAGATTGTCTACTAATATTAATAGGCATCTCCGGTCGTTGTTCCTTCATCAGATCGTGATCAATCGCTGTAATTCTGTCTCGAGTAATTCTTTTAAAATACTCTGAGCGCGATCTTACAATCTCTTCCGGTATCCTAGCCAACACTAGGCCAGCAACCCCGATCAACCCTGCGTATCTGCCGTCATGGATGACTGGATAATTATGTTCTCCGATTAGATTTTTAATCTCTTCAGCTTTTACAAATACCCAACCTTCTCTCATTTTCTTCGATACATTTGCAGTATCTTGAAAACCCATTGACTCGACTCTAATCCATCTATGGACAAAGCCGTCTGGCGCAGGTGGTGCATCCAGAGATGATGGTGGCGTCCAAGGTTTATTCCTTGTTTGTTTTACTTCTTCAGACGCGCGTGAAGTTCTTTTATTTTTATCGCTCATACTAATTAGCCTCCTTCACGTATTTAGCGTATTCTTCTAGTGGCACCCCTAATTTTTTGGCAATAGCCACCTGTGATTTGGTGAGTCTCACAGTTCTTCGTCCTTGTTGTTTTCTTCCAGCGGAAGCAACAGTTTGGACTGGTTTGCGTTGTTCTTCAACAACGAATTTATGCGGGAATATATCTCGCATACGCTTATCTATCTGATTATAATACTCATCGCTCTCTACTTCAATACCACTACCCACTAGGTCCTCGTGTACTGTTATAGCTGCATTTGCCATGACTCTGTCATCAACAAACCAAGTATTTTTTTTAACCCACTCTTTAGCTTTTTCGCTAGGTTGTGGAATAATCGGAGTTTCAGCTCTTATTTTAGCCTCTTCAGCTTGAAGTATTCTTTGTTCTTCAAGTTGCTTAGACCTAACTACACGATCAGCCATTTGCAATTTAGCTTTTTCTTTTTGAACAGCTAGTTGCGTAAGCTCATCGTTAGCTTCCATGATCTGATTAGGATCATTAGCTTCGATAGCTGCTTTTAACTTATTTTTTACTTGTTCTCTTTGAGCATCTACTCTTGCTTCAAATTCTTTTAAGTAATTTTCGTCAGCAGTATCAAATTTTTTCTCAGACTCACTATATTTCTTTTGCAAACCTTTAGCAAAATCTAAAGCAGCTTTTTCTCTTCTTTCAGCTTCTCTATATTTTCTTGTAAGTTTATCAATTCTTTTTTGAATTGATTCAGACATTTCTGTTAGATTGTCTGCGCTTTCTTTTTCTTCAACTTTAGGTTGAGTTTCAACTTTAGGTTTCTCTTCTTTAGAATCCTCTATTTGTTCTATCTCAACTTTATCGTCTTTTGCTTTTTTGCTGTGTTCAACATAT